CGGGTAATGCTGGCAGCTTGTTGTAGTTTTGGAAAGACGATAACTGCGGCATACATGATGAAGTGCGCAGCGGAGTCTCGTCGCGTTATCTTTCTTGCAGACCGCGTGAAACTCGTCGAGCAAACGATGACCGCATTCGAAGCGATGGGATTAGACTTTGGCGTGATTCAAGCCGATCACTGGAGGACAGACCCGACAAAGCAGATCCAGATCGCATCAATACAGACAATCGCTAGACGTAGACGACCGCCAGAATTCGATTTCGCTATCGTCGATGAAGCGCATACGCCGTGGAAGGTCGTCACTGATTTAATGGATCGCTACTCGAACGTAAAGTTCGTGGGACTGAGCGCGACACCGTATTCGAAGGGATTGGGAAAATTCTGGGACGATCTGGTCGTGCCATGCACTGCTGCTGATCTACTGGGTAAAGGCTATCTCGCCCCGGTTCATTACTACGGCGGCGCGAAGATCAGCACGAAGGGACTCAAATCGAAAGCTCTCTCAACTGGCGGCAGCGACTTCGATCCCAATGATCTCGCCCGGGCGACAGAAGAAGATCTGCATCTCACTGGCGACATCATTCGCAACTGGCTCGAACACGGAGAGAACTCGCAGACGATCGCATTCTCGCCATCAATCAAGCACTCGAAGTACATGGTCGAGATGTTCCGGGCTGCGGGAATCTCAGCGCAGCACATCGATGGCTATACCGACGAGAAGACAAGAGCAGAACTCTACCGGGGACACGAAGCCGGAGAGTTCAAGATTCTCAGTTGCTCCAAGCTGCTCGGAGTCGGGTACGATAGTCCCAGAACGCGCTGTTTGATCGACTGCTCGCCAAGTAAGTCGGCGATCGCCTACCAGCAACGTGCAGGACGAGTGCAAAGGCTGCACGAATCGAAGCCGTATGCGATCTATCTCGATCACGCCGGGAACGTCGGCAGGTTCGGCTACGCTCACACGATGGAAGTCTCAGAACTCGACGATGGCGACCGTAAATTCGCAGAAAAGAACCAGCTCAAGAAAAAAGACAAAGCCGACGGATCGACCAGAGAGTGCCCGAGATGCCAGAAAATCATGATGGGCCTTCGATGCGCTTGCGGCTACGAGCTGACAATCACGGAACGGCTCGAATCAGATAGCACGATGCTAGTCAGGATCGACGACAAGCCAGCAGCTCCGAGCAAAGCAGAAAAGTCTATGTGGTACTCGAATCTGCTCCGGCACTCTCGCCAGAAAGGATGGAAAGACGGCTGGGCATCGCACAAGTACAAGAAGCGCTTCGGCGTCTGGCCTAAAGGTTTATCGGTAAATTTGAAGGCAGAAATCGTCCCGGAGGTCGCAAACTGGATAAAATCGCAGCAAATTGCCGCTGCTAAGTCGCGGAAATATAACAAGTTTTAAGTCACTAAAAGGCCCAGGTACAAAAGTGTTAAAAAAGCTGTACAAAAGTGTTCTGTTTGGTATATAAATACTCCCACATTCACTTAATGAGGTATTTGTTCATGATTAAATCACTCAATATTTCCGCACTGGCGCTATTAATCTTTTCAGCGTTACTATTCGCAGGGGCGACCGATTTCGATGCAGCCAACGAGCAAGATGCGCTCTACTGCGAGATGACCGGGTACTGGCTCGAAGACTCGCATCTGCCGCCAGAAGATCGTAGGGGCTGGCCCGAGTACAATAAATCTATCGACTGCGGGGTAAGAACATGAAGGCGCTAACAATCTACCGGGCGAAGAGTCTGGATCTCGCCGTTCATCGGCAGGAAGCAATGCCGAACGGTATTCGGTTATCAGAGCAGCAGCTCAATGCTTGGAAAGACTTAGAAGGGTTTCTCGGTTTCAAGCGAGAATACTTCAACGGCGACGATGGACATATTTGGCTGATCGCAAACTCGCTGTTTTTGTATAAAGTCTCGCCGGATGGTTTCTCAGACATTCATACCCGAAATGCTCTTGGGAAGCCGTTCCGCGAGAAAATTCGCATCGTCGGCATTCTGCGGCAGAACGAAGACAGCAAAGAGCTGGTATTCGATTCTAAGATGTTCGATAACACCGACGAGCACCGATCGTATGCTCGCAAAAATAATCTACTACTGGCTTAGGAGGTAAGCATGGAAAGGGATTCACTAGACGCCGATTTGGATCGGTGGCAAGACGAGCAAGACGAAGATTATGCTGATCCGTATGATAGAGAGCGCGATCGCATGGAGTATCTGGCAGACCAGATGGAAGATTTCGACTCAGAATTTTAACAGCTAATTAGCAAATAACGCCCGGGAGGCATTTATGAGCAACAAACTAGACGCGGCAATCAAGCGCAACATCGAAGACCATCTCTCAGACTATATACAGTTTGGCGAGTTTGACCCATCTCTCTCAGCGCTCGAATCCGTAGCGCATAAAATCAACACTTATTCCGACTCTAGTTCGGTTTATGAAGCAATCGACGGAAATCCAGTTCTCGCCAAGAATCTATTCGCAATGGTCATGGAGCGAGAATACTTCGACGAGACCGAGACCCGGATCTCGATGCGAAAGTGTCTCATGGCTCAGGCATCGCGCAAGTTGCTCGATTACGAAGCGTATGCGTGGCAGCTCTGGGAAAATCGCAACATCGAGCCAGCAACTCCAGAAGAGCCAGACATCAATGTTCAGATGCCAGAACTTAGGGAACTCGGCAAGCTGATCGCTGACTTCGAGACGGAGTTTGCCAAAGTATGATTTTGTTCGATAAGCTCGAAGATGCTCTGGAGGAAGCGAAGTGGTGCGCAGAGCAAGAGCAGAAGATCTATATCATTAGGCGCAAAGGCGACCAGTTTAAAGTCATGCCGAAGTATCGAATGCAGAAATATGTCTTTCACATAGAGGTCGGTTTCAGGGAGAAGGCAAAATGAGCAATGGAGCATGGTCTGGCGGCAAAGGCTCGAAGCCGAGAAAGGTCGATCCGAAGAAGTTCGGTGATAATTACGACCGGATATTCGGCAAGAAAAAACCGGGTGAAAATGTGGAAAAAGACAAAAAGAAGGCGCAGAAAAGTGATTAGTCCGCTGCTATGCGTCGCAATGGCGGTTTACTTTGAGGCCCGGGGCGAATCTCAGGTCGCAGGGCACATCGCAATCGCTGAGGTCATCGAAAATCGTGTTCGAGACTCTCGGTTCCCGGACGATCACTGCTCGGTCGTCTTCGATGCGAAGCGCTGGGCAGGGCATCCGCTCAAGAGCCAGTGTCAGTTCACGTTCTACTGCGACGGGAAGCCGGAAGTCGTCTGGGATCATGAGGCGTGGCGTAAGGCGCTGCTAATCGCCAGCAAATCACTAAATGGCGAGTTCGTATCAGTTACCAATGGGGCGAATCATTATCACTCGGTCGCAGTTGATCCGTACTGGACGGATGCCGGGGAGCTGACTCAGGTCATTGGAAGGCATTTATTCTATAAGCTCTGATTGTGCTATACTCTGAGAATGCGATGCTTGGGGCGTCGCTACAATTTGCGCGGGGTGCAAATGAAGACATTTCCGAAACACAAAGTCGTCGGCATAGACGGCTTGATTCCGTATGCTCTGAACTCGCGGACGCATTCTGACGCGCAGGTCGCGCAGATAGCCGCCAGCATAAAAGAGTTCGGGTTTCTCAATCCAATCATAATCGATGGCGAGAACGGCATAATAGCCGGGCACGGTCGCGTACTAGCGGCGCAGAAGCTCGGTATGACCGAACTCCCGGTAGTCGAAGCAGACCATCTCACCGATGCACAACGTAAAGCATACGTTATAGCCGATAACCGTCTGGCCCTAAACGCCGGGTGGGATGACGAAATACTTTCTACGGAACTGTCCTTACTAAAAGACGACGACTTTGATTTAAGCCTTCTGGGCTTCGATGACAAAGAGCTCTCCGATCTTTTGGGTGATAGTGCCGAAGAAGGACTAACCGATCCTGAAGATATTCCAGATACTCCGGAAAACGCTACCACCATAGAAGGCGATATATGGATTCTTGGCAAACATAGGCTGATGTGCTCAGATTCAACAAAAATGCCAGAAATAGAAAAGCTCATGTCTGGAAGCAGGGCAGATATGATATTCACTGACCCGCCTTATAATGTCAATTATGAGGGCGGCACGGGAATG